GCCTGTTGCACCACGGTGCTTTCGTCCTTGACCTCGGATTCAATCGACATGAGAAGGACCTGTCGCTCGCCGCCCGCCCACTTGCCCTTGGTCGCCACCGCCTTTTCCCACGTGGGCTTGAAGCGGGTGCATGCGCCACACCAATCGGCATACACGAGCGCAATCTTATAGTGACCTGGCTGTTTGGCCAGTGCGTCAAACTTGGCCACATCGCCACTGTTCTCGGCTGTTACATTGAGGCCATCGTCTTGTATCATTTGCCTCTCCCCTGTAAAAGATCGCGATATTTCATAGCGCAATCGACAATGAAAAATGTCCTCGGCAGTAAACAGTGGTAAGATGTCCAAAGGACCGACATTGATTCTGGTGGGCTTTGCAATCATTGCCCTTGTGCTCGTCCCCATCCTCTACCAGTACATGCAAGCAGCAGGGATGGAAGGGTTCTTGTCGGGTGCCGGCAAGTACGACGGCGCAGACCTTGACAAGTGTCCCGCCTCGGTGACTCGCAACGACAAGGGCGAAATCGTACTCCAGCCCGGCGGCCGCACCTTTGCCACGCTCGCCGAGTACACGCGCTACATGCAAACCCTCCTCAATCGTGGTGAACCGTGCATTGCGCTTCAAGTGCCCGCTGACCCACGCGACCAATATGACACGGCGGCCTATTTGGCCAAGGACAGCCGCGCTGTGATCGGGGCCACGCCCGACCTGGCCCGGCGAGACGGCGGCGAATACCCCATGCCGGGCGAGCTGATTGGCAAACTCAATGGCATGGATCACCCGTACTCACAGCGCGCTATTCTCAAGCTTGCCGACTATGAGGGGACAGACGATGTGACACCCGCCCTCGTTGAGGAATCCGAGTCACCCGATATCTTCAATCGCGTGCTCCAGGAAAATGCGCTTGACTGGGCCCGCTTGCCGCCAAATAGTGTCATGCGAGCAGCTGAACAAACGGAAATGGAGGCACGCCGTGTTGCCGAAGATGCCTTTACCGCCTTGTCAGGCTCGTCTTCCGACAAGCAAGGGCTGACGACAGGCGAGCTGTTCAAGGCGCTCGAGGGTGCCAATGTACTGCCACAGGAGGACACGGGCGCAGATGAGGCAGAGCAGGTTGCGCTCATGACGTTCCAACCACAGAGCAGCGACCCCCTCAAGGAATACACTGTGGATGAAATTGAGACACTGTTGAAGCGCATGTACAAGGACAAACCCTACGATTTCAAGGTCGAAAAGGTTGGCCAGAACCAGTTCCGCATGACCACCATGATCCTCAAGGATGAAAAGGTCACATGGGAGGACAATGTCGAGCCACAAGGCGACGGGTGGTACGACAAGTGGCTATTGACTGGCCCGCCCAAGGAAGGAAGCGGTGCTGCCAAGGAATGGTCTTTGAGCGGCGACCGGCAAGACGAAGATGGGACAATGGCAACCAAGGCCGCCCTGCCGCAGGACCAATACACGGCGCTGGACCCCTACTATGACAAGCGCAAGCAGGGGCACCCGTTGAAGCTCACAGACTATCGCAAGTGGACAGCCGGCCTTGAGCGCATGTTTGCGCCCACCACCAACACAGTCGAATGGCAGTAAGCGGTTGTCTACCCTCGCCTCTCGGCAAGTCGACGCTCCAAGTTGGCCTGTTGCGCAGCATTTCGCTCGGCTGCTGTCATGCCACGATAGGTTGGGCCACGTGATACAGTTGAACGGGCGTTCAAACGAACGTTGCCATTGACCCCATGATTTGCCGGTAGGCCGGCGTTGCCATCGGCCGGTAGGCCGGCGCGGCGATTGACATTTGCGCGGATGTTGCGCGTCTCACGGTTGCGGGCGGCCAAGAACCGTTCCATATTATTGGCTGTCAGTGGACCGACGGCATTGAACCGTGCTGCATTTGGAAAGGTTGCGCGCATGCGGTCGGGGATGGGTGCATCCATGTTTCCGAGGTGGAGACCCGCATTTGCAAACTGGGCGGGTGCATAGTCGCCTGCTGGAAGAGCATGGGCCTGTTGGGGAACGGCCAGTGCGAATACGCCAAGTAGCCACTGGAGGAAACCGGGCAAGGGCCGGTTCGCTTGCCGGATGCCGCGAGACACCAAATAGGCTGCCAGAGCAGTGAGAAAGAGGACAGCCAGAGTTGCACATCCGCCCTTTTGGCTGCGCCTGCGACTCTTGTTTGTCTTGCGACTGCCACGTCCGCTGCGACGGCTCTGGAGACGGAGGCGGCGACCGCCTGCACGCACGCTGACAGTTCGACCGACACATACCTTGCCCGGCGTATTTTCAGCTTCGGCAACCTCGGCTGCCGCGGCACGCAACCCTGCCGCCAGCGCAGTCAGGTACTTGACGCACTCGGTATTCGAAGTTGCGCCGAGCGCCTCCTTGAGCTTGCTCTTGTCACTGTTCCCGCCGCTGCCACACGTGCCCGCCACCTTTTCCAACTGAGCCGCAATCTCATTTGCATGTTGGAACAGAAAAACTGCCGCGTCCATTTCCCTCGCTCTGTACAATTGGGAGATGATAAACCAGCCGCGCCCTTGGAAAAATCAACCTAAGCACAGGCCGCGCAATTGCAACGAGTCTCGTTTACACTTTGGCCGCTCGGACAGACACCCATGGAGCACAAGATGGTCATTCTGGTCCGGCGCGATTTGCGCATGAGTGCCGGCAAGGTCGGCGCGCAAGCATGTCATGCAGCCCTCAAGGCAGAACGCGGTCAAGCAGGCAGTCAAGCTGTTCGCACGTGGCGCGGATGCGGCGAACCCATTGTCCTGCTCAAGTGTTCAGATGAAGCTGCCATGGCCGCTCACACAATGGCCGCCGAACGCGCCGGTTTGCCTGTTGCCCGCATCCATGATGCAGGGCGGACACAGGTCGATGCAGGTGCATGGACTGTGACGGCCATTGGGCCGGCCGCTGCCGCATCGATTGATGCCATCACACGCGACTTGTCGCTCTTTTAAAAAAGACTCCTTCAGTTAGCATGACACGGCGACTTCGACACGTCAAAAAGGACTCGTGGGCGATTCTCAAGGCGGCATGGTACATTGCCGTCATTCGTCACTTGAAAAATTGAAGACCAGCCCCATTCTTTGGCCCTTGTCCTGTTTCGGTGTTTCGCATGTTCCAATGGCAATGAATGCCGAATTCCAAGAGCTGGAGGGGCAAGTGACGGCACTGGTGCACCACGCCGAGCAGGTCTTGTCCTATGCACGCGGCCTGCGCGACTTGCTCCCCAAGGAGCGTATTGCCAATATGGCATTGTCCTTTCAAACCGTGGCAGACGAGACGGGTGCTGACCCACGGCAATTGTGCACCGCCCTCGCCTATGGCCGCCACCGCCCCTTTCAAGTTCGTAAACCGTCAGCTGACGGCTCTTGCACCTTGTTGATGCAGCATCTGCAGGAACAAGTTGCAAAGGTCACGCAACGGCTCGCACACTGCCAGTCGGGAATTGTTTCGGCAATGAACCGAGAAGATGAGTACATTATGGAGCGGGCACGTGCCTCTGTCTCTGGCAAGGGCAAGGGCAAGGGCAAGGGCAAGGGCAAGAGCAAAGGGAACAAGAGTCAAAAGGCAAAGCCGGTGGTCAAGGGACCACTTGACTCATTTCTCACCACCATCCCATCCGAACCTGCTGTCTCATCTGAGCCAGCACCCGATGACCCTACAAGTCCAGACACTCTGCCAGATAGTGAATCTGAATGCGAGTCTGAGTCTGAGTCTGAGTCCGAATGCGAGTCTGATACCGACACCGATCTGACGCTCACGGTCAAGGTTCCTGAGCAAGAGCAAGAACCAGATGCGCTCAAGCCAATCGAACCACCCATGGGTTCATATGAAGACGAAGTGGTTGATTTGTAACAGTTTTGCACACACTATATGGCCCCCGATGGGCTTTTTTCGCGCGCAGCAAAAAAGAGTTGAAGGGACTCTTTATGCCTCTCCGGCTACTGCAACGGCGGCAGCCACGGTACTCCCAAATCCGCCCACGCCACGCGCAGAATCGGACAGCTCCTCGCGCTTCACGAGAACAACACGAAATGGGGCATGCCCGGGAGCGACGATTTGGCCAAGCCCACGGCCGACTAGCAGCTCGACATCCTTGCTTGGGTGCCGATTGAACAGCGGCAGCTTGAGCTCGCCGCGATACCCTGCATCAATCGTGCCAAGCCCGATTGGAATGTCCATGGTTGTCTTCACCAGTGACGAGCGCGCACGCAAGTCATAGCCCACGCAAACACCTCTCTCATCCACCATTTCAGCAGCAATGCCCGTCGGCACCAGGGTGGGCAGATAGTCAGCAGCAGCACAGTTGGGCACCCGCGTGGGCTCGGCCGTCAGCACGTCAAACCCAGAGTCCTCGGGGTCCCGCTGCTCCAGCACAGCCGCATACTGGCTCGCAATGTCGTCGCTCTTGGGTGCAATGCGGAGGATGTATACCATTTTTCGAAAAGCAACCAAGAAACAGAAACTAAAAACATACACGACAGCAACTATATGGCCCGTCAATTTTACGGATATTTGGAATGGACCAAGATGCGCTGTTCACAGTCCACAGTCCTGTCGAATGTAGTCGGACAATGTCCCATCTTGCACAGCGGATTGCGCATGACAGGATGAACACCGTAAAACAAGGCCGTTCTGCCAACGAAAGACCAAGGTTGCTTCGGGCAGGCGACACGCCGGACACAAGACATAGCACTCAATGTAGCCATATAGGATGTGTGCGAGTGTTTCGCGTGCGTGCATCCCTCGGACCATGACGACATTGCGTCCGACATGATGCCATGCGCGCACGCCCAAATGAATGGCCAAATACTTGGCTATGTGGCTCATGGGCCGTTGAATGGCCTCGACGATCAAGGCGGCATTGGAAATCACCGTCACAATGCCCGTTCGCCGGCTCTCAATGTCCGACTGCAAGCAGGGCATCTTGTACCGGTAGTCTGGGTTGTCAATGGGCGCGCGCCCGCGAATATTCTCAAGTGCAAAGTCGTCCATGTTCTTGTCGCACCGTGTCTGGTTTCTGGCCCACAATGTTTTCAAATTTTTCGGGCCGCTGACCGCTGTTACTGCAACGGCATGGAGCTCAAGCGCCCTTCATTCGCATCGCAATTGACCTCTTTGCCATCGTACACAAAGCAGGTGCCATTCAAGTCGCGATACACAATCTTGCCCGCATTCTCGGGCGTGGGGTAGCGGTACACAATGGCGGGCGGCACTTGGACATAACGGACAATGGCAATGCCAGCCAAAAAGGACAGTAGAAACGGCCACACGTACAGCTTGTCGAAAAACAACATTGGCTCCTCTGTCTTGTACCAATATAGAAATCATCCGTGGCGCGCTCGGGTCATTGACCGTGTCACTGGACGGTGCGCATGTGCAATGTGCAAATTCGTTGGCGCATGCATCTCCCACAGCTCCTTGATCTGGTCGTCCAAATGGTCATAACTGGCGTAGGTTTCCACTGGAACACTATATGTGTGCGCACCGTCCTTCCACGAATAGGGAGAATAAACGCGGGAACCGGCAACCAGCACGGGCAACCACCGCTGCGTCGTTTGGTCGCCAAACTTGATGCACGCAATGCCCGCCAACAAATTGTCTTGCGCCGTCCGCATGTTTGCAACACCCAAATAGTAGGCAAAAGGTGCCGAATTCGAGACCAAGCCCGCTTTGCGCAACTCGATCGCCGTCAGCGGCCGGTGCCCAAACACGAAACAATCGCCGGGCCAGCCCGTCCGAAAGCCAGTCGCATACCGTGTCAGCGTGGTTGCATCTGCTGAAGCCAAATAGTGAGCAGTCGGTTTGTAGTTTGGTGATAGGATGAGCTGATTTGAGCAAGCATATGTGCGTGATGATGGGCAATCGACATGCCACCAGCCCAATTTTTGGAACAGTTGGTTCCACGTGTCGCGCTCAGACATGGCTGGGTCTGTCAGTTTGCCGTTGCAAGACAAGCGCGATCATTTTTCCCCCCGTAACGAAAAACTCCTCTCGGCCTTTAGTAACGAGCCTCATCGTGAGATATGACCAGTCTCATTCGGGGCACACACTTGAGCAGCCGAATTGGTTATGTGACGCTGGGCCCGTGGAAGACGGGCATCTTTGATTACAGCAACAATGCATTGGCCACGGCCTCATGGGTGGCGGCATTGCCCGACGGCCTCAATGTGGCCAACCAGGTGCTGATCCCAACGGGCCGCGTTTTAAGCCCCGAAATCCACGCCGGTGTCACCACTCGCCTGGTGCGCGTCTACCTGGGTTCTGACGGCCTACACACACGCGTCGGCTATATTGACCCGCTATCAGGCGCATTTGAAACGCTCAATCTTGGCGACATTTTGAACGATGCCTACAACCCCAGCCGCCCCCTCCCCCTGGGCACTGTATTTGCATCCAATATCAATGCAGCAGACTATAACATTTACAGTGTCGGCCGGTTGGTGGCCTCCTCTGCCACCATTGGTGCGCTCGAGATTGACAATATTGGCTTTACGGACTTGGGCGTGAGCAGCTTGTTGGCGAGTGTGGTGGGTGCGCAAGTCATTACCACAAGCTCGATTGCCGGTATTCGTACGCTAACACTGTCGAGCATGTCAGTGGCCGGCCAGATAGCTGCCGACTCGTTGTATGCCACGGGCGGCTTGTCAACCACCTTGTTGGCCATTTCGACCATCCACGGCAACACGGCGCTGTACTTTCCGAGCATCTTTATCTCCAATGCCATCCTGTCCAATCTGGCCGTCTCCAACCTCACAATTGCCAATGCAATCAATGGGCCCAATGCCGACTTGAACATTTTGACCATTCTTGCATCGTCCGTGACGGCGGATGGGATGGCGACCGGCAGTCTGACCGTGGACGCGTTTGCTGATATTTTCCAGCTCAATGTGTCATCGTTGTTTGCCAGTGCCGCGCTCGCTGGCTCACTTGGTGTCTCGTCGCTCGCTGTTTCGACCATCACTGCCATCTCGGCCATCACTGCACCTAGCGTGCTCGCGCGGCACATGGACGTGTCCGTCGCCGCCATTTCGACCATCAATGTCAATACCATCGCGGCAGCCGGCTCCATTGCTGTTCCGGCCATCAACATTGCCACCCTGCATGGCTCAACTGCAACCGTTTCCACCATCCATACAAGTGTGATCAATGTGTCTTTGGCCAATGTGTTGACGGGTAGTTTGCGCGACGTGCACGCATCAATCGCGACCATCTCCACCATCAACACTAGCACACTAAATGTATCGGGAGCCACAGTATTGAGCGCACTGACTGCACCCTTGATTAGCGCGGCCGCCTTTACCGGTTCCTACCTCGAGGTGCCGCACATTACGACATTGAATGTGAGTGTCATGAACAATTTGGCAGTCCAAAACGCCGTGACAGCCGCCAATGTATACGCCGGCGCTGTTCTGGGTGAGGAGTTGGTGGAGACTTCGGTGCTGACAGCATCCGTCCTCAGTGCAAACATCCTATATGGCTCTGCTCTTGATGTCCTGGACATTCGGACACTCAACATGAGCGTGTTGAACGATTTGGCGGTCCAGAATGCCGTGACAGCTGCCAATGTATACACCGTTGCGATGACAGCTGACGAAACAGTGACAACATCGGCGCTCATCCTGTGCAAGGGTGAAACCCAGTTTATGCTGTCAGTTGGCGGGAGCAATGAACTCACCTTTAACGGCGCGGCGGTGGGTGGTGGGGGTAGCAGTCTCTTGCCGTACAGTGTGCTACAAATGTCCACCGCCTACATGCGCATGGGCGAAGAGCTGTCTGCCATGCTCGTCTTTGTGAGCACCGACACGATGAATGTGTCATGTGTTGTCCTGCCCGACGTGACCACCATCCCCGAAGGCTCGTACTACCAGTTGTTGCCGGTGGCGGGCGGCGTGACATTTGGGGTCAAGGCATCGCCGGATGAGCTGTCGACAACACTCACAACTCTCTCCAACACGACACCCACGACGTTCGTGGCAGTGCCGACCGCGATTGCCATGCCACCGGGCAATGGTGGCTGGAAGTATTACACAGGTTAGTGGGTCAGGGCCATATAGGTGAGGGTTAGGGTAGCCTCATGGGCCATATAGGCAGCAGGTTAGGGTAGCCTCATGGGCCATATAGGCAGCAGATTAGGGTAGCCTCATGGGCCATATAGGCAGCAGGTTAGGGTAGCCTCATGGGCCATATAGGTTAGGGTTAGGGTAGCCTTGCGTATCCGCGAAAATTCCACACACGTTCCCATTCGACAGGGTGCGTGTGATGAATGCGTTGCTTTGGAAGCAGATGGGTCCTCAGACGGCCATGTCCAACAGCAACCGGCCAATGGACGACAGCATTTGAGCGCGGGCGGTGGCAGTGACACTGCTCAGGAACTGTGGCCGGAACCAATAAATATGCAGATCGTCATCATCTGGACCCTCCGAGTCGTCGCGGCCCGACAAGATAATGCCCAGCCGTTGCTGAGCAACCTTGTGGACAATGGCCTCGTACTCTTCCACAGCCGGGCGGAATCGCTTGTTCCGTTTTTGCAACAATGCTTGCATGACAAACATGGTGTTACGCATCAATGCACTGTCAATGGGCTCGTGCATGTGGGACGATGGTGGTGGGAAAAACACCGCCAAGTCAATCATGCGTGTAAAGACATCGTCATAGATCCACGGCGGCAGGCCACGGTGCATGGGTCGGAGAATGACCAGCGTGACATCCCAGTCGGCCAATGCGCGAAAAAGCATGGGTGCAGCTCCCGGCGGGATTTCCACATCCTCAATCACCAGCAATATAGGGCGCTGCAAGTGGCGAAGAATCGAGACCAAGACGTTCCAATCCGGTGCCGATGCCGGCGAGATGCGCCATGTAAAGGGCACGGTTGCCGCGAGGTTGGACCAACCCGTCGTTGCCGTCACCAGAATACGCGACTTGTAGTCTTGCATGGGCAAAAAGTCGGCTGGAAAGTATGTTGTGCTGTGACCTGTCTGCCCATGGCCAGCCGCAAGTACCAGCGCTTGTGGGGTTGGTGCAACCGCTCCCACATCGGGTGTGAGAATGAGTGTGCATCGATTGAGCAAGGAAGTGGCAAATCCTTCCACGCGAATGGTGCCGGTCGGCACTGTCGGGACTGTCGGCACTGTCGTCCCTGTCATCCCTGTTGGGACTGTCAGCGCTTGCATGGACTGCGCCGACTGTGAAGGCCCAAGGGGATAAGACATGTGTTCGCTGTTGCATGGCACTGTTTTGTTTAAGGAGACGCAAACGCCTTGGCATAGTCACTGGCCCCAATCGCAACCTCATGACCACCATTGAACGGGCCAGGGTCGCGTGGTCCAAGCGGGCTTTGGTACGTTTGCCCAAGCTGGCCCATTTGCCGAAGCTTGAGCTGCTGTGCCGCCGTGCGGACGGCTTGGACCTGTTGCCGCAAATAGGTGTCCACGTCCGCGGCGAAATTGTTGGGCTTGGCTGCCACGCGCGCTGACAAGTCGGCGGCGGCTCGCAACCAGGACCGCGCAAACGCATCCAATTCAAATGTCGTCGACCGGCCATACAGGGCGCGTCCAACCATGGATGCGCAGCTATCTGGCTCCCCCTGTGCGGGCGCAAACGGAAGCGAGTCGTGCACTGCACGGTGTTGGGTCAGGTCGGCGACCACGCTGCTCACCTTTTGCAAAAGCAGCCGCAAGTGCACGGCCGCGGCATCGCCGGCTGCAACTGCGCGGTCAAGACCGTCCTTGGCCACAAACGAAATACCTTCGAGCGGCTTTGCTGTTGCTGCAGCAGCAGCAACAGTGAGCCGCCTCGGCCGACCAACAGACGGCGGTGCTTGCGCAAAGTCAGTGGGTGCCGCATGGGGTTCGACAGATGCAGCAGCCGTCCCAGCCGAACGAAATGGATTGGCAGAGACTCCTGCACCACGGTAGGGTAACCAGCTTGCAAATAGGTTGGCTTCAACGGTGCGGCCGGCCATGTCTCTAATACCGCTGGAAGATTAAATCGGATTGACCTCGAGCGAAATTTGAGGGTGCCTGGCCACCTGTTGCAATGGCAGGAGCCCGCACATGTCCATCCGCAAGCTCATTGGCGGCAACGGTCCCATCCCCGACATTGTCCCCTACAGCCCCGAGTCCGTCGAGGTTGCTGAATACCTGCTGCGGCTGGGTCCGCGCGAGCGCATCGGGCATGAGCTGGCACAACGCCGGCTGCAGACCTGTTATGAACCTGTCAAGACCAATGGCTTCTTGGCGTGGCGGGAGCAGTGTCAAGTGCCAACTGCCAAGACGCGAGCAGAAGTCGCAGAGGATGCGTACTATGCTCACATGGCTGCGCGTGCCATGAGCGGCGACACGACCCACGACGAAGAGGCAACTGCCTTGTTGCTGGCGGTCCAGCGGGTTGTGTGGGAGGACCGATTGTGCAAGAGTGAAGAAACACGGGCAGCCAAGGCGGCGGGCAAAAAGTGGGCCGCCGTTCGTGACAAGCAGGTGCAAGGTTATTATGTCACCAAAAAGGCGGCTGACAATGCTGCCACCGGCAACCTACGGCAACAGACCTATATGGCCAAGCTTGACGTGCAACAGGCGGGCAACCAAAAATGAACAGTGGTGTCCGCTGGTTCCGGTTTTTTAGGGTTCGACAATGTTGGTTCGATTTGCCAAGCGGAGCGGGGCTTTTGCCGAGGCAGCCAAGCGCACAATATGTACCAAGCACATGATGTTGGCGGCTGCAACGGCCACCAACCCGCAAGCCACGGCCCAACAGGAAGAGGAAAAGAGACGGCGGCAGGAAGAGCTTGCAGACGACCTTGAGTTGCTCAATTTCCAGGTGCAAATGAGGCTTCATTCCTTGAACTTGGGCGCAGGCGAGCATGGACAAACAATGGCACTCACCGCGCATATTGAGACGGTTAATGCACAAATGGAGCAGCTCTTGGACACGACGAAAATCGTATTGAACCCGGTGATTGATATTGAAGAGGACATGACGGGTGTCCGTTCGGTCCAGGAGGACATTGAGAGCGACGGCTACATTTCGTACTAGGGGGCGACATATATGGCAACACGTGACGGCCATATAGGTGTATTGGTGTGTTGTATATGTGCGCGGTTTTGGAGCGATCGCAATAATACTATTTAAGCAATCGTGTTTTTGGGCCCTACGGGCCCAAAGGGCCCGACCAGATAGGCTATATAGGTCTGTGACTGTGTGTTGCGAGTGAGCCAGCCACTTTTTCTTGTCTGTAGCTACATGCCTACACAGTACTATTTGATATCCGTGACTGCCGTCAAGGCTCCGACCAGCACCCAGCTCGACCGCATCGAAGTGTACACGGTCGACCGGCCGCTGGCCGGCCCACTTGCCGACAAGGTTGACACTGTGTGCATGCCGCACTGTCACACACAGCCCATCTACATTCCCAAGCAAGTGTATGCCATTCGCACAGCCGTGGATCAAACGGGCAGCACCGGCAGCCCCTATTACACCACCTACCGCCTTGGGCAACTCGTCAGTGCCCTATCGGAAAATGGCTACACAATTGTCGGCATGGATACGCGTCCGCCCCTCCCTCGCCAGCCCTTTTGGATTTCGTACACTGCAGAATAGTCTGTAATTTTGAATGCATGACACGATGCGCCGAGGAGGGATTAGGGTGCGCATGACTGCCATTGCAACAAATAGCCAAAACAAGTATCCCGAATTTGTGTTTGCCGTGTACGACCACGTCGAACACAATATCGCATTCTTTCGCGATGTTCGGCCCACCGGACAATCGGTGGTTGTCATGTACAATCTCCCGGTCTCCAGTACAGACACGTTGACCATGTCCTCATCCACGGCGGAATACGACTTGGTCCCGTTTTACACGGGGTGTCGCATCCATCCGTCTGTGGCCCGCAGAGTGTGGACATGGTGGCGTGCCCCTATTTGGCTCACACTGAAAACAAAGTGCGAAACGACTTTGAATGTCGAGGTGCTCGTCGTGGCAGACAAGAATGGCGCACCGTTTCCCAAGGGCAAGCATCCCTTCTTTCGTGCCGCAACCTTGACAGTCAAAGACACGGCTGTGCCAGACTTCCACGCAGCCTACATGCGGCGGTACAATGCCATCGTCGGAAGCAAGTTGGTGGTCCAAACGGTGATTCCCAAGCATGTCATGACCATGATGATTGAAAAGGCCGTTGCCGACAAGGAGTCGTGCGGCGTGACATGCGAACCCATTACCATTGAAAATGCTGCCGTGACAACGTGTGGACACGTCTTCACGGAAACAGGATTGCGCGAAGCACTTCTCCGGAGCAAGCTGTGCCCCGTTTGCCGGACCGAGTGCAAGGCCGTTACCAAAGCGTAGTGCCGCGGCCACCAAATGTGCGAAACACGGTCAGTGTTGTGGCAAATACCAACACATCGTACTCGGGATAGGTGCCGTCCGCCGTCGGGTTCAAAGTCAGCTCCAATGTTTTTTGCTGCAGCAAGTCAAAGTTGGCATGGCCATGCGGCAGCGGATTCGTCGGCGCGTCTGAAAAGTTGTAGGCGTAAATATACCGGCCAACGAGCGCGGGCTTGGCATAGTAGCGCGAGGGCACATGGCTGCGGAAAAAGGAGGCCGTGTGGTCGAACCGTGTGAACCGGCCATTGTACAAGAGTCGTGCGCGCGCCATCGGCTCGGACGCGCGGCCGTCTGCTGGTCCCCACGCCGTCTCGATGCGGCCGCGCGCCGCACTCGTGCGCACCCGTGGCCACCAAACAACCGGCTGGTCACTGTCATTCAAGTCCCGTGTCCACAGGAAATGGGCGTTTTTGGCAGCCGCGTCCACACGGCGAAATACCCATATCAGGTCCGTCACCAGTCCAGGGATGGTGTCGAGCGGGATGCGGGCGACCCCCGTGCCCTTGACGCGGAAGGGTTGCAGCGCAACATGTCGCTCGACTGGGAATTGGAGGTTGGCGCTTCGGATCTGCGCTGCGTCCCGTGGATCCAAGTACACATACTGGCCATATAGGTAAGCGTTAGGGATGCTCAGGGAAGTTGGCATGCGGACATCGGGCACCACAGATGCCATGGTGGGCGGCACGGCCTGCGTTTCGTAACTGAACCACACGAGGCCATGTTGACCGTCGCCGCCTGGGCCAAATCCGCCTTCGCCCACGTGAAAAAGGCGGAACATGTTTTGCAAGCTGCCCGCTTGCGCCATGTCAGCAGGGTCGGTACTGGGTGATGTCAAGTTGGCAATATAGGAGGAGCCGCCGCTGCCGCCTGCGATAATGGCCCATGCATCATCATATGCAGCCGAACCGCCGCCATAGTAGCCGCCGCCACCCGCGCCCGACAGGCCCACACCTGTGCCGCCCGCGCCAGCTGCACCATCTTCGCCCGGCCACACGGCTGTACCGCTGCCACCTGCGCCACCTGCCGTCTGGCTACCGCCACCTGCATATTCATTGTTGGCTGTGGCAGCGTACACACCGTCACCGCGTTGGCCAGTCGCGATGCCGCCACCGCCGCCATGCGCCGAGTTATTGTCACCAGCACCGCCGCCGCCGCCCGCCACCACCCAGTCGACCCACGTGTCCGACACGAGCTTTTGGATGGCCGTCCGGCCGCCGCCAGCCGCTCCATCCTCGCTGCCGCGTGCGCCGCCGCCACCGTACCCGAGAGTGTTAATGGCAATGGACTGGCTGCCGCCTTGGCCCACCACGATGCGGTACACGTCGCCGGCCGTGACAGCCATGGTGCCCGATACAAACGCGCCAGCCCCACCCATGCCGCCCGCCGTCTTGGCTCCTGCGCCCCCCGCGCCCCACATGCGCACTGTGACCGAAGTCACATCGTCTGGCACCGTAAAGGTTTGATTGGCACCCGTATACGTAAATACCGAGTCAAATGGCGATGAAACATGGGTCACATACTGGGTGGATGCAGGGATTTCAATGTAGGTGGAGGGTGCGGCTTCGGTAGCCCAAGTGAGCAGGATGTTGCTGCCGCCGACATTGTTTCGATAGTCAATGCGGATGCGGTACGCTTGGTCGGCCGTCAGCTCCACCCAATCGCTAATCCCGCCTTCTGCATTCCAACTGTCAATGGCCAGCGTCTCATCGAACCACACCAGGGCATTGTCGTCTTGGTCAATGCGCAGCTTGTAGTTGCCGCTGGCGGGCGGCACCAGCCAGCCCACCCACTGGTACGAAAAGGCACCCGATGCGCTAACGTCGGATGCAAGTGGCATCTCGCCAAGTGAGTAGGCAATCACTTCATTCGCAACAGTGGTCGAGTCAGGGTCGCCGGAAAGCGAATTATTGTCCCAGAACCGGCGTGTCCAACCGGCCACCGATGTATTGGTTGCGGCCGCATTGCCTGCCGTCACACCGGCAATGCCAGTTGTGGGGATGGTGCCGTCCGCGTCCTCACTCAAAAACGGGACACCCAGCAATGGCCAATTGCTGCCAACGGCAGTCAAGTGCAATGCGCCGAGCGTGTCGGCGGCCGGTGTGCTGGCCGTGTAATAGAGCTCGTTCAAGGGCCGAAAGGTCACTTGGATGTCCACGCGGTCGGCATTCATCGCATCCACGGGGAGTGCGCGTAGCCAGTGGCGTGAGAACCAGAGGGCGGACAGCGGGACATAGACTTGGCCGAGCTGGGAGAGGGACGTTTGCGAAAACCCATTTGTGACACGGCCGAGGGAGCGATTGACAGCACTCCACTGTTCAAAGGGCGTGTACAATTCATCCAACACTTCTAATTGTTCGCCGGTCAGCGATTCGAGCGTGTAGCCGCCAATGCTCACGTGGATGGCTTGAATGAGTGCATGCCCGGGATTGTTGGTCCAGGTGAAAAAGGGTCCGAGGCAGGTGCCGGGGCTGCCAAAGGACGTACCGCCACACGCTTCAATGGCGGCCAATTGTTTCGTATAAATGTCCGGAAGTTCGATTGCGAGGACGAGGTGCGACAAGAGTTCGCCGCGCAATGGGACGGATGCAGTGGCAGTCAGGCCAAAGTCGGGGCGATTGGCAAACTCGATGCGAGTGGGTTGTAGCGCAAAGCGGGCTGCCTTGCGGTAGACATTGACAAACTGGGTAATTCTGACGTTTTTTTCATCGAGCCGGCTATTTTCAATGCCGTCGTGAATGCGGCGCAATAACCAGGCCACCATTGTAGTGTGCAAAGAAAGCAGATGTAGCAAAAAAGGCGGGGCGACAGACTACATGGTTTCAGACATAACGGATGAGAAAGGCCCTCCGCAAGAGATGGCGGGCTGCTGTACGAAAGCGCTGACCCTGCGACGGCTGTGAACCTGCCTTTGCAGCGGCAGCCGCCTTCGCCTTTTCTGCGGCAACCCGTTTTGCAGTTTCGACATACTGTTTTGCCAGAGGACTTGAGACGGTGGCGGCAATTGTGCCAAGTTCCTCAAGCTGAGCTTTGGTGAGCTCTCCAACAGGCTTGCCGGCCGCAATTCTGCCAAATAGGTTGCAAATAGGTTCGAGTTCAAGACGGTCAAACTGGCAAAGCTCCGCGTCACTGAAATGCGCATGCATCATCCACGCGACATGCAGATTGAACCCAGATGTGAAAGGCCTCTGAGGGCATGGTCCCAAGGAACCGTTTGAACTCGTGTTCGTCCGACACGGACAGTGTCCCATCATCGTTGGTGCGGAAGAACATGTTGGATAGACTGTCGGGCGCACTTGTGGTCACAAGGTAACTGGTTTTCCACTTGGTGATGCCGTTGTGACTGTATTCGAATACAGTCGCATAAGATGGGATCCGAGCTATGCAAAAGTTCCAATATCCCAGCGAAGCACCCCAGTAATATAGGAATGCATGGTCAGTAAAATAGATGCCGCCTGCACCGTGATTCGGTCGGAGCGGATCGTAATATTCGCCGGGTACGCTGAAATCCATTGCCTTTCCCCGATGCACTGTTGTCTTGCCATCATTGCCCACCAGCTTGAACAAGCGCTTGTTCGGATAGCGCTCACGAAACTCTTCGCCCGTGTACATGCGCGACAATTGCAAATTGGTTGGATTCGACGACATGTTTCATGGGGTGCCACAAAAAAGCAGGACGGCAAGTGTCATTTTTCCTTACGAGGCTGCCTCGAGCTGTTCGGGTGACGGGAAGGAATATACGGTGCTTTGGCTTTCAATGTCTGCCGAGTCGGCAGAGTCGGCAGAGTCGGCAGAAGACGAATGGTCATCGTCATACTGACGGGCACGGTAAATGACAGCAAACATGGCTGCGCCAAACACGTAGCCGACAACAAAGTACAGGGCACGAATGGCATCAAACATGGTTGCAAGACAATAAGACGACAAGACCCAAACGTGGACACGATTGAAAAAAGTGGGTTCAAATTTTTCAAACGGGTTCAGACAGGCGGTTCGTTTGGCTCCTGCAAGAGAGGCTGTTCGGCCGCGGCCAGACTGTTGCTGCTACTGCTGCTGCGTCGGGCAGCAGCTGCAAAGCGGTGCATGGCCGCACCGAGGACGGCGCATGCGACCATGGTGAGAAGAAGAAGAAAGGCTGCACAAGAGAGAGGATTCATGATAGCCAAACAGGGCGTGCTGTCGGCTGTGTGGTGTTTCAATTTTTTCGGGGAACACACTTGGGCAGCACTATATGGCAAATAGGGGCAGCAATATATAGCCAAATAGGGACAGCACTATATGGCAAATAGGGGCAGCAATATATAGCCAAATAGGGACAGCACTATATGGCAAATAGGGGCAGCAATATATAGCAAAATAGGGACAGCACTATATGGCAAATAGGGGCAGCAACATGTAGCAAAATAGGGACAGCACGATATGGCAAATAGGGGCAGCACGACATGGCAAAAAGGGGGCAGCACTATGTGGCCAAATAGTGTGTGTCTGTGTGTTCTCGGACCTACTTATGCATCAAACGGAGCAAGTGCGGCCGCACGTGCCGCCGCCGCCGACTTGCTTTGTTGCCGCTTCTTGACGGAGCGGACAATGCCCACAATGACACCCACCACGACTGCAACAATGACCATGACAACGATTGGCTCCATTGGGAATGTTAAAGGACCTTGTTGTTTCCGACTATTTTATTCTACCTTGCCGCCTGCCATAACCAAGTCGTGGTACATGCCTCGCAACAGCTTTTCAGGGGCCTTGCTGGTCGGCTTGATGAGCTTTTTCGCCACCAAGGCTGCGCGCACCTTTTCAATTGGCAAGTCTGCGATTCGCGTCTTGATGGCCTCCACCTTGTCGCGTCGCTTCCTCAGTGTGACCGAGTGCACGGTGATTTTGCGCGGCACACGTGCAGTTGCCAAGAGCCGTCTGCTGCGCGCCCTTGCCCGTGCATGCCTGTGTCCGATTGGGCCCGCAGGGCCCGCAGGCCTTGAGCCCGAGTGCATGGCACTGTTGCTGTGCCTCGTCATTTTCCCGCCTGTTCCAGCAGGGCCGGCCTTTGTGACCAATTCAACATGTGGCACAATGCGGCGCTTGGCCGGCATGAGTTGGACGTGCGGCTTTCCTCCTGCACTCTGTTTGGCCGGTTTCGATTGCACCACCGATTCCTTATTGACAATGGTTTGAATGGATGGGTTCAAGATGGAATTGCTCGAGACGCGGCTACTGCTACTGCTGCTGCGACGGGCAATGTTCGCAGCCACACCCTGGTTAAAGGCCGCCTTTTTGCCTTCTGCTGCGACTGCTCCTGCTGCTCCTGTTGCATTGGTTGCCGCGGTTGCGGTAGCAGCTGCAGCTGCAGCAGTTGCAGCTGCAACAGTAGTAGTTGCAGCGGTAGCAGCCGCAGGAGCAGTCGCAGCATTGCGAGCCCGACGACGTGTTTTCGCACTCTCGGTCTTGGTGACAGGACCGGGTGAATAATCAACCTGAACAGTCTTAATGTTCGACATGTCTTGATAGTTTGGCCGAAAATAACATCACGTCTCTTGGAGCTCCGCCGCCAACTGCTGAAAATGAACTTGACCATTGCGCCGTTTCATCCCAAACGGAACCACAAATTAAACCTAAAGACAATGTCGAGTCATGTTCAAGCCATGCCTCCTGCGGACATTGGGTTCGAAAAGCAACTCGCCCTGTTGGTCGAGCATGGTCTCGACCCTGCCCGCGCCGAACTCCTCAAGCAGTCCACCCTCAATGAGGCCGGTGTCGACATGGACCACCTCTACAAGAAGCTGCTTCGGCTCTTCTTTGAACAAAACGGAGATCGTCAAATGATTGCCCACCAAATCGAGTCATTTGACAATTTTATCAACACCAAGCTGCCCGCCGTGTTGCGGAGTGCCAACCCCATCATTGTCACGGCCGGCAACGAAAAGCCCACCAATAGCAACCCCGAGCCCCTGCTCAAGGATCGTACCCTCGAGGTCCGTGTGAACATTGACAATTTCACAATCCGGTTGCCCAGTGTGTTTGAAAACAATGGTGTCACGCGGCCCATGTTCCCGCATGCAGCGCGGTTGCACAATCTCGTGTACGCCTCCACATGCTACATTGACCTTGACATTACCTACACGCTGACCAATGCGGACGGGACACAAGAAGTGCGCCACAAGCGCATGCCCAACATTCAGCTGGGCAAGATTCCCATCATGGTCGGCAGCAAGCACTGCATGCTGCATCGGGTGCCCGACCGTACCGCCGAAGAACTCGGCGAATGCCGCTACGATCCGGGTGGCTATTTCATCATTCAGGGCGGCGAACGCGCCGTGCTCTCGCTTGAGCGCATGGCAGAAAACATTCCCTACGTCTTCAAGCCCAGCAAAGCGTCCAACAAGGAAGTGGACAAGGCCGAAATCAAGTGCGTGCCCAGTGGCGCAGACAGCGATGCACGTACCAATGTCGTGCGGCTCATGCATGTCCCACGCCAAGTGACGGCCGCGCCGCTGTTGCGCGCCAGCATCCCGCGCCTCAAGATGAAGCACGACATTCCCATTTGCGTCCTATTCCGCGCGCTCGGTGTCGAGACGGATCAAGATATTATCATGATGATGGTGTCGTCCGAGGAGGAAATCAAAGAATTTAGTGGCGTGCTCACCGAGACGCTGCTTGACGTGCAGACGGCGCACATCAAGACCAAGGCACAGGCACTGGACTATTTGGTCAAGGGGGTGTCCGTCTGGAACAATCGGCAGACCAAGACTGAAGTCCTCGACGACATTCTCCGCAAAGAGGTGCTGCCACACATTGGTAACAAGCCCGAGCATGCGACCGCCAAGGCGCGGTTCCTCGGGTACATGGTGCGCAAGCTCCTGCGCACACATTTCAAGAAGCTGCCGTATGATGACCGCGATAATTACATGAACAAGCGGGTGGATGCGCCTGGCACGTCCATTGGCATCTTGGCAGCCGACTATTTCCAAGGCAAGTTGCTCAAGGAAATGAAGACGGCCATTACCAAGGAAATCAACTCGGGCTCTTGGCGCGCGCAAGAGAACATTGTCGACATTATCAACCCCACCAACATTTACAAGGTCGTCAAGACGACTGTCATGGAGGCCAACCTCAAGTCGTCGCTTGCCACGGGCAACTTTGGTGGCGGCAAGCGGCCCAACAAGGTGGGCGTGTCGCAGGTGCTCAGCCGCATGACGCACTTGGCGGGCATTTCGCACTTGCGCCGCGTGGCCACGCCCGTCGAAAAGAATGGCAAGCTCATTGCGCCTCGCCGACTTCACAATACCCAATGGGGATTTGCATGCGTGGCTGAAACGCCCGAGGGCAATTCGGTGGGTGTTGTCAAGAACTTGGCCGCCACTGCCACCATTACCGTCGAAACCTCGACGGACCCTATCAAGTCGCTCCTATTTGCAGGCAGCTGGATTACGCCGCTCTATGACATGCCAGATAGGGGGCTGACGGCTGCAACGCACGAGCAATGCGCCGAGTGGACCAAGGTCTTTCTCAATGGCGCTTGGATCGGCATGGCCAAGGCCGGCTTTGCCTGCGTCCAAATGTTGCGCGAAGCCAAGGCCCAAGGCATCCTCCACCCGTACACTTCCATTGCCACGGCGGCCTATGGGCACGAGCTGTGGATCAGCACCGAAGCCGGTCGCTTGATCCGGCCCATCCTCCGTGCAGATGCGGTGCGTGAGCTGATGGCGTGTTGTGTCACGGTTGAGCAGCTCATGGCCGACATGCACGATTGGGACGATGTCATGATGTACCGCACCGAGAGTGGGCGCGCGCTCATCGAGTACATTGACTCGCGTGAGACGGAAAATACGTACATTGCCAACTTTCCGCACGAGCTGTCCATGAACCCAACGGCGCGGTTTACGCACTGCGAGATTCACCCGTCCGTCATCTTGGGTGTCATGGCCAGCATGATCCCCTTTCCCAACTACAATCAGTCGCCGCGCAACAGCTATCAGTGCTTGCACGAGGACACGCCCGTTCTCATGGCCAACGGCACGTACATGCCTATTTGCCTGGTGCGGCCGCTTGACATGGTCATGGGCTTCAACCCCGAAACACTCGAGCTGTTTCCCACGCGCGTCACCAATCACTTTGTCAAGCCCACCGACAAGGCCATGTTCCGCGTGGTGCTTGGGAATGGGCGCGAGATTACGGCAACGTGCGACCACAAGTTCTGGACGGACAAGGGGTGGAAGCAGGTGTACCAGCTGACTGTTGGCACCAGCAAGGTGGCTGTGCATGATGCCAAGGTGAATGACGGCCGGCCGTGGTTTGAGACGGTCCAATGGGTGCTGCCGACAGACCCTTGCAACATCTCGGACATTACCGTTGAGGCTGACACACACTGCTTTATCGCAGACGGCTTCCTGGTGCACAATTCGAGCATGGGCAAGCAGGCCATTTCCATCCCCATGCGCAACTTTTACGAGCGGTTCGACACGATGAACAACATCTTGTGCTACCCGCAAATTCCGCTCGTGTCGACGCACATGAGCCGCTTCTTTCACTCGCACGAGATGCCGTCGGGGTTCAATGCCGTGGTGGCGGTGCTGATTTGCGGCGGGTACAATCAGGACGACTCGGTGATTCTGAACAAGGCGGCGATTGAGCGCTGGCTGGCTGCCGCCTACTTGGTGCGCACGTACAAGGACGAGGAGAAGAAGAACCAAGCATCGGGGGAGGAGGAAAAGATTTGCAGACCCAACCCTGGGCTGACCAAGCAGCTCAAGAATGCCAATTACGACAAGCTGGATGAGTCGGGGCTGGTGCCCGAGAACACCTTTATCACCAGCAATGACATTCTGATTGGCAAGGTGTCGCCCATTCGCGTTCGCGAAAAGCGCGGCAATGCCATGGTGGATGCCTACGCCAAGAAGCGGTACCGCGATGTGTCCAAGCTGCCGCGCAACAATGAGAATGGCTATGTGGACCGCAACCACCGTGGGCGCAACGGCGAAGGCAACTCGCACTGCAAGGTACGCGTGCGCACCTTGCGCATTCCCACCATTGGCGACAAGTTCTCGTCGCGGCACGGCCAAAAGGGCACCATGGGCATGATTTACGATGCGGCAGACATGCCACGCACTCGGGATGGCATTACGCCCGACATTATCATTAACCCGCACGCCATCCCGAGCCGCATGACAATTGCGCACATTCTCGAGACGGTGCTGGGCCGCTACGCATGCGAGCTGGGTGTCTTTGGCGACGGCACCCCCTTTAACGGCACCCAGGTGCGCGACATTGCGCGGGGTCTGGTGGACTTGTGCAACGTGGAGCCGTATTGCAACGAGGTCATGTACAATGGCCGCACAGGTGAGCAAATGGATTGCGACATCTTCATGGGTCCCATCCAGTACCAGCGTCTGAAGCACATGGTGCGGGACAAGATCCACTGTCTGACTCCCGACCACGACGTGTTGACCAAGGCCGGATGGAAGCCCATTGCAGAGGTGACGGTGGAGGACGAGGTGGCGACGCTGCAAGGGGGTGAACTCAAGTACGCGCGCCCGCTCAAGACGTTTGCGTACGACTACGAGGGTCAAATGTACAAGGTCAACATGGAACAGGTGCAGCTCTGTGTGACCCCCAACCACAAGATGTGGGTGGCAAAGGAGAGGAGTACGAGTAAGACTCCATACAAACTGGAAGAAGCAAAGGACATCTTTGGTCAGACACGCCGATACCAAAAGGATGCCAAGTGGAGTGCGAGCGACTACCAATTCATCCTGCCCGAGACAGATGACAAGCTAGCCAAGACAGTGGACATGGACGCTTGGATTGACTTCTTTGGCATTTGGTTGGCGGAGGGTTGGGCGAACCAGAGCTGTTGCGAAACGACAATTGCAGGGCAAAAGGAGCGCGTTCGTGACCGCGTGTTCCCTGCTTTGACGGCACTTGGTTACACTTGGTGGCACGACGAAAAGTCAGACAAGATTCACATTTACGACAAGCAACTATACGCATATATGCGTGTGCTCAGTGTTGGTGCAACCAGCAAGTCAGCACCAGCATGGGTATGGGAGTTGAGCCAGAAGCAGAGCTTGCGTATGTTGGAGGCGATGATCTGTGGGGACGGACACATTCGTTCGGGCAAAGACCGGCCAAACGGAACATGGATGTATCTAACGTCGTCAACTGCGCTCGCAGATGATGTGCAGCGACTAGCTCTGCACGCGGGCTTTTCCGCCAGCAAGCGAGTACACCATGAAAAGGGGACCGAATATTCAATCAACAGTTCCGACGGGCGTGTTTGTACCGGTGTGACGACTGAGACTGCGTGGACGGTTGGAATTATCCGCATGAAGAACAGGCCAACCGCCAACGTTTACTATCGGAAGAAGACCGGTAACCTAGTCGACAGCTACATTGACTATTCTGGTGGGGTATATTGCCTCGAAGTCCCTGGCAATGTGTTCTATGTCCGACAACATGGAGTTCCGGTGTGGACGGGCAATTCTCGCGCGTCTGGACCCGTAGTTCTTTTATCTCGCCAGCCCGCTGAGGGCCGTGCACGCGACGGAGGCCTCAGGTTTGGCGAAATGGAGCGCGATTGTGTTGTGGCGCATGGCGTGTCCACTTTCACAGAGGAGCGCATGATGGTTTGCTCTGACAATTACCGCCTGTATGTCTGCTCGATTTGCTGCATGCCGGCCATTGTGAACCCTGAAGAGCGCATTTCCATGTGTAAGACATGTGACAATTACACTGACTTTCGCGAGGTGCGCATCCCGTACGCGTGCAAGTTGTTCTTCCAGGAGTTGCAGAGCATGAACATTTGCACGCGCATTATCCCTGACAAGCTCCTGCGTCGTGTGCAAGCTGAAATGGAGCTCGATTTGGATGTCGATGCTGAGCCAAGCGACTATCCCTTGCTTGAAGATGGTTTGGTGGAGGGAGAGGACGATGACGATGGTGAAGGCGGCGAGGATGATGAGTAGACATAAACAGTTCACGCATGTACAGAGAACAACAAATGATGAATTGGCTCTCTATTCATGATGCGATACCGCCGTCGAATCATGTAACATTTTTTAGATTCGTGCATCGTCGACACACTTCGCTTACATTCGAGTTTTGCCCGATAAAGATTGAATATCGAACAATATGGACACGTTTACCACAACAGTGGGCCATTCATCTGCCGCCCGAGGTTGAAGATATGATTGCCAATATGGTGGCAGTTCATCAGAGTCGTTATATTGTTACAGACGGGCCCAGCATACTTTTTGAAAGCGAATGGTTCCACAGTCATGCAATGGCGCGTGAACATGCAAAAAAGAATCAGCATCGTTGGGCAAGGTGACGGCTATATAGTGTGGTAGTGACGGCTATATAGTGTGGTAGTGACGGCTATATAGTGTGGTAGCGACGGCAATATAGTGTGGTAGTGACGGCTATATAGTGTGGTAGCGACGGCGATAGAGGGTGTACCCTAACCTATATGCCCCCACCCACGGACAAATCTGTCTTAAGCATTGCGTGCAGAGGACCAAGAGGGTATGGACCAGGTGCTGGCGCAGATACGCCGCGGCGGCATTGCCATCATGCCGGCCACAGTCGAATTTTCATTTGACGAATATGCAGGACAGCGCTTTCCAACCATTAGCCCTTGCCACTATCAACCGTCCAAAATTGTCTATTCTGCAAACGGCCAAATAGTTGATGACGGATGGCAGTGTGCACAAATGTTTACCGAATACGAAACCTTTGAGGACTTTGCCCAACACTATATGCGCATGGTGCGAACGTCCAAAAAAAACTACCTCGCCTACTGGTTCTTGACGGACCCGAGTGAGGACCCAGAGACGCGCATGTCCGTGGACCCAGAATGCGACGGGTGCCAGCGCATAGTCGACTGCGAAAAAGAGGACGTGTACCGATGTCGCACTTGTCCCGATTCCACCTATTGCGTCCAGTGTTATCGTGTGAATATTGTGTGTCAGACATGTGGCCGACGAGGGATGTTCGATCAGCAGCAGCCCGCTACCGATTGAACTCGTACCACTTTTTCTCCTTGAGGTGGCAATCGAGAATGGGGCCATCCTGCCAGCCACTCAAAAGTGCGGGTTCCCTGCGTATTGAACACTTTGCCAATGGAGACAACTGTTTCATCACACAATGTTGAATGCCACGCCAGTATTGGCTGGATACTCTTACCGCGTGGTGTTTTCCGTCATCAGCAATGTCAATCGATGCGCTTGTGTGTCCACCGTGGCTGCGTTCGAGAATGGCATCCGCCATCCGTTGGGCCTGCTTGTTGCATTGTTCTTGAACATATTTGGCATCTGCTTGTTGTTGTCGCGCTTGTGCCGCACTGGCCAGCTTTCTTGCCTCTTCAAGCTGCTTTGAATAGTCTGTCGACATGGTTTTCAAATGTCGACACACGATCCAACCCCCTGCTTTCAATTTTCAATCCTGCAACTTGGTGTTTCACCCGTGACGACGACGGCGACGAGTCTGTTTGGACAGCTTGTCGCCGGCAAAATAGTAGAGTGCGCGCTGTTGCTTCAGGGCGGCCTTGCGCGTCTTGTGCGGCTTTTTCGACCGAACACCAGAAGGCGAACGCACCTTCCAACCACCAGGGACCTTGACAATCTTATAGGGCATACCTATTTGACCGTGGTAAAAAATTCACATGTGATTGCCTCGGCCTGTTTAGAAGAAGGCATACAGAATGTACTTGAACATGACATCGGCGAGCGCGTCCACTGAACGTGCGGCATAGGTCACAACCTTGCTAGCGACCTGGGGCCAGGTGGCATCCGCAGCCTCTGCCTCGGCTGCTGCAGCTGCAGCAGCAGCACCAGCCGCATTGTACTCGCGAAGCAGCCTCTGCAGTTGTGGCTGCATACGTTGGTTGACGTGTGCAGCGGCAGCTGAGCTGTACACGAGGCGGAATCGGCCGTCACGCCGACTGACATCAACAATGTGCGACTTGAACATCTCATAGGCCAGGAGGCGCGAGTAGGCCAGACGAAGCTCATTGATCGCTGGCGAGAGGGCGATGCTGAACCTGAATGGGACAATGACATTGGTACGGCCAATGACACTGCTTTGGACACTGCGGCCAAGCTCACGGTGGATACGAAATGCCAGACTGTCGAGCGCGGCGACCAGTGTGGTGTGCGAACGGCCCATGTCGCCACTGCGGCCACTACTGCGGCCACTACTGCGGCCGCCGCTGCCGCACCGGGAGAACAGTTCATATGCAACAAGTTGGGCGCTCTCATGAAACCGCCGTTGGACACTGGCATCCGACACCTTCTCTGCCTTTCGGCCACGGGCCCTCTCGAGCACAAACGGACGGGCATTTGCGGGCACCGACTTGGTTACCCACTCGAGAGCCTGCTTGTTGAGCGTGCTTGCATCGACCATTTTTCCAATTGACTTGATGTCTTAAACGCGAAACCCAGCCTCTGCACTGGCTTTCGCGCACAAGCGTTCAATTTTTTGGCAATGGGGCCACAGACAAAACCTTGGTAGAAACTAGACAGACCGACCTATATGGCAGCGAATGCAGGTCTGACCGAGTTACGCATTGGCATTGTAACAATGAATCTGGCCAACAAAAAGGCACCCGTGGAGAAAATCATCGAGGCGCTGGACGCGCACCCCAAGAGTCGCGATTGGCGGACACATGATGTGTTTGTGTTTGGGACGCAGGAAACGGTACCCGGCGACAAGCTGGGGGAAGCCCTGTTGGCCGCGTTCCCTGCCGGCACCCAGCATCACCAACACATTGTGCAACCCAGCCGTCTGCTGGTCATTAAGAAGATTAGCAGCTTTGCGCAACACTTGCACGTGTACGTGTCACCGGCAGCCGCCCTTGAAAAGCTCGATGACGCACACGTGTGCCACAAGACGGCGTGCGTCAAGTCGACGGCCTTTGTCCGATTTCGGCATGTGCCCACCAATCGGCACCTAGTCTTTTTGAACTCGCACTTGCCCATGTCGGGCAAGTCGGCAGATCTGGGACTTGCCAAGCGGACGCGTGCATTCCACGAGGCCCAACAAAACCTCATCAATCGGTTCCGGCTGCAAACCCCCGATGCCATTCTGTTTTGGACGGGTGACTTGAACTATCGCATTTTCGATGGTGTGGACCAATTGACCAGCAGCATCGAGTCGGGCGCTGCCTTTTCGGGGTGGCATGAGGCTGATGCGGACCAAGGTGAGGACGGCGCTTTGACCGCCACGTGCAAGTTCCATGTTCCCAAACCCGGGCAATTGCGTGCAGTGGGGGGTATGCGACAGCAAAGCGGAGGCATGTTTGGACTGTTCAAGAGCAAGCCCAAAATTCTGACTTCCACCCCGCCAACTGTCGGCGTGGCCGCACCCAATGCGGGTGCCGGCCACATTCCCATGTTTGCGCGCGGAAACAATGGGCTGGGCAAGCCGGCGCGCTTATTGTCGGTTGACAGTGTGTTTTCAATGGGCTCTTCGGTGGCGGCCGAGAATAATGCGGCGGCGGCCTTGGCAGCGGACGATGATGAGGACCTGGCCTTGACAGAAGGTGCGACATTGGTCGAAGAGGAGGACGAGCCCGAGTATGCATTTGCGGACGTGTTGCCGGCGGCGGATGCGGCGGCATATGACCGATGCCGCAGGGGGCTTCCAGTGGACGGTGGTCGCGATGCCGTCTGTGGCGTTCCGGCGCGCCCCTTTTCGCGGTGCGATCGGGTCTTGTACTATACCACGGACCCACGGACCACGGTACACGCGGCAGCCTATTTGGCCATGTGGTTGGTGCCCAAGTCCGACCACAACCAAGTGTACGGTTCGTACACGTTGCGTTTTGGACCCTTGACAGTACCAGGTGTCCGCCAGCGTTCGCGGAGCTTTGTGCGAAATGTGTTGGTCCCTGCGACTGCGACTGCTGCTGCAACAGCAGAAGGAGGCCGTCGCATCCAGAAGCGCAAGACACGCCGTCGTGCGACACGGCGTGTGCGACGACGAATGACGCGGCAGCATGGATACAAACGTTAACCACCTATTTGGCCATATAGGTTGCTGGCAAGTGCTTCGGTATGATTGCTGCGTCTGGAGCCGTTCCACCCGCAAGGGCCATATAGGTTGCTGGTAAGTGCTTAGGTATGATTGCTGCGTCTGGAGCCGTCCCCCCCGCAAGGGCCATATAGGTTGTTGGCTAGTGCTTAGGTATGATTGCTGCGTCTGGAGCCGTCCCCCCCTCCCCGCAAGGGCCATATAGGCTGCTGGCAAGTTCTTAGGTATGATTGCTGCGTCTGGAGCCGTCCCCCCCTCCCCGCAAGGGCCATATAGGCTGCTGGCAAGTTCTTAGGTATGATGACTGCGTCCAGAGCCGTTTTCCGCAAGGGCCATATAGGTTGCCTGTATGTTGTTATTGGCAGTGTGACGACTATATGGCACAGAGGGTGCATTGGACAAAATAATCCAAGTGCAAGATAGGTCCAGCCATGAAATCCCGAACCCGCCGTGTCACTCGTCTCGCCAAGCGCAGCGGGGCTCTCGCCAAGTCCATCGCCCGCGCGTTCAGCCGCAAGACTATGCGCACTGCCCAAAAGGTTGCGGTTGCCGTTGGCATCCTGCCGCTGACCAAGCGCAACCACAAGCGTAGCGGCCGCAAGCGTAGCCACCGTAGCCGAAAGCATTAAAGCCCGGCAAATTTCTCTCTACACATCAGGTGATATCGAATGGCATACAATACCCTTCCGTACGTGGTCGAGTTTGTCGGCACCTTTTTCTTCCTGTCCGTCATCCTGGCATCGGCAGGCAACCCGTTGGCCATTGGTGTCGCACTCGCCGCCGCCGTTTACCTCGGCGGCCACATTTCCGGCGGCCACTTTAACCCTGCTGTCACCAGCATGATGGCCGTCCGCGGTGTCCTGTCCAAGGTGGATGCCATTGCCTACATTGGCGCACAGGTGCTCGCTGGCATCAGCGCTCTTTTCGCCTATCAAAAGCTATACAATCGCGCTTAACACATTAAACAACTCCGTTCTTCAAGATTGCCCCACCCCCCATGGGGCCAAGGGGGCATCTTTTGGTTCCAGGTATCCTGCATTTGTATGCACATGTTCATGAGTATGAGCAGGTGCAAGTGAATGTCCAAATCATCTTAGGAACGACGACTCTTCTTGTTCCGGCCTTTGGCCTTGGCCTTGCGGCCGCGACGCGTTTTTCGTGCGCCGCCACCTGTCGGAGCGGGCGACAAGACATAGTCTGCCCGCTTGACGGCTGGCATATCCCGGTACTGTTTGACCAGTTCGCGCAGTCCGTTAATGGTCTGCTTGTAAATGTCACTCCGCCGCGTCACCGTGGCAACGTCAAGCGACGACACATTGTGGACAATGGCAAAGGGGCTGGCACAATACACCCAGCCCTGTCCATGCATCACTGCTTCCACGTATTCGCGCGTTCGCCCATTGGCCGTAAAGACCAGGTTCCATTCGGGTTGCTTGGGCCCAAACAAGCGTCGTGTGACAAACTCGGCCATGTCCGTTTGCTGCTCTTCGGGCAACGACTGCAAGTGCATCAGCCGGCCATTGGCCGTCTTGTGAGTCACAAAGAGTTCAGCGTTTGCAACCAGGTCGGCCCACTGACTGCCCTTGGCCAACGGCCGGTGGAACAGAATGATCACAAGTGTGGCATCTGCATACCGCGGCAAGAACAAGTGCGGCTGCTGCACAATGGCCGGCCAATCGCACTGAATCACCTTGTTATCCTCAATGTCATGCGTTGTCTGGGCCTTGTTGTGCAACTCATTGTCATAGAAAAAGGGTTGGCCGTTGCAAATCGTTAGCGCATTCATGTGAATATTGCTCAAGCCAGCGTGGAATCCAACCGAGTTGAGAATGATGCTGTGGAGCAACCGGTTGCCACCCATATAGGGTAGGTCAATGTTCAGGGACATGACATCCTCGGCGGCCTCTGTCATTTTGGGCAACGCACGGTGGACCATGTGCTCAAACACATTGAGCAGCAAGCCAATCACAATGCCGTACACGAGCGACGCTTCCGTCATGAGCGGAATGTCCGCCTTTCGGATGATGCGCTTGGTCACGCCCGGTGGGTACATCATGCACAGCATGTTGCGTGCCGCATTGGCCATTTGCGCCGAATACTGCCGTTGTGATGCAGACGGCTTCTTGACAGCCTCTGCATACCGCAGGTACCGGTAGCGTTGAATCATTGCGCCAAGAAACTGCTTGAGATAGGGCGCATATTGCTCCGACAGAAACTTGGTGCAGGCGGCCCGATAAATGGCTGGCTGTGCGTATGCCACATGGACATTGTCGAGGGGAAGCACGGGAACTTTCACATTGCCCAAACGGGCACGGATATTGGCAATGGTTTGCACCATTTCAACTGAACGCGCCTGGACGGCTTCATCGACAAACGGCTCAAGAAAGGACGTGTTGCCTTGCCCGGGCACATAGTATTTGGCCGCTTCTTGCAAAATGTGTCCCGTCACTTCGCCAAACATGAGCACTGTAATGAGGCTGTCTGACCAACATTCGCCCCAGTGTTGCGAAAAACCGCGTATCGGGCAATGCATCCGCGGGAGCGCAAGTTTGTGCCCAGTAAAAGCCTGCATCCCCTGCCTTGATTCTACTGGTGAAGATAATGCTGTCCAAGGGGCCTGTCAGTTAAGCATGCTGAGAACGAACATAGGCCACACTTGCGAGCAGACCAAGAATGGCTGCGCCCGCGACTGCGCGTTGGCGACCAGATAGTTGCCTGCCCGCCGCTGCACCATAATTGGCAAAGGGTTCTTGTGGCCGCGGCGGCGGCTTGGGTGTGCCATCGGGATTGAGCGTCTTGGGGGTCTGCTCAAACTCGGCTTCCGAAATGTAGCGCTTGTGCACCCAATGGGACTGGTGGGGGACATTGTTGACATATGTGACCGGCCCCGTGACCCACTGTGGTCGGTTTCCGTCCTCATCAGGTCGACCGGCCAGCTGGCCCCACGAGTCGCCCACAGGCAAGGTCTTGAGCTCACATTCGGACAGGCCGCCAACAGCGGCCCGAATGAGCGGCGCTGGATTGAGCGCATCACGCGCGTCCTCCATGATGCCTGGTGCGAGACCGCGCAACCGCGGCAGTCCTGCGCCCGCCAGGGCACGGTCGACGCGCTTGCCCATGAGGTCACCCCTGGGGATCGTGTCAATGTACTGCCATCGGTTTGCGCCGTTTGAGCATGGAAGGCTGGTGTCCATAAAATACCGTACGCCGAGCGGGCGGAGGTCGGCATTTTCAATGCCGGCAACCTCACCAAAGCCAATCGTGTCCACATAGGCATTGACAGCGCCGATATTGGTCATGACATCGCCAATCCATGCCGACCGCTTGACACCGAGTTCGTTTGGCAAGGGGACTTGGTCAGCAAATGAATATTGCGACATGCTTGCTTGCTGTCTCTGTTACTAGGACAGGGTTCTTTTCTTTTGCTGAGCGGCAAAAAGCACCTAAGTCGTGCGCAGGTTCAAGCATCCAGAAAATCCTTGCATTTGACCCCTCGACACTCAAACAAAACGTCCATGGCCGACCTCGAGTATCTGGCGCGGCTGCATGCACACCCACGCGACAGCCGCATCCACTTTTCAGAAGAAGGCCACAAGTATGCGATTGACGGGCGCACAGACGGTTACCAATCCACCACTGAATTCTACCACCGCTTTTTTGCACCCTTTGATGCCGACACTGTCATTCGGAAAATGATGTCCAAACCGTCCTTTGCGACAGGCAAATATGCCGGCATGACTGCGGATGAAATCAAGCAACTGTGGGCAGACAAGGGGGCCAATGCGTCACGCGCTGGCACGCTCATGCACTCGGCGATTGAGCACTTTTACAATAACGCGCCGGTCCCCGAGGCAGCGGCTGGCTTGCCCGACTTTGCCCTCTTTCGGGATTTCCAGGATGACATTGGTCAGCACTTGACACCTTGGCGGACCGAATGGTGTGTCTTTGACGACGAGTACAAGATTGCTGGCAGTATTGACATGCTGTTCAAACTGCCAACAGGAGAGTTTGCAATCTATGATTGGAAACGCTCTGCTGAAATCCGTACCGAGAACCCTTATCAGTCGGGTTACCCGCCCCTCGATCACATTCCCGACAGCAACTATTGGCATTATGCGCTGCAACTGAACATTTACCGTTACATTCTTCAGCGGCTCTACAATATTCGCGCCGATGAAATGTACATTATCGTGTTACATCCTGATACGGGCCGATACCGTCGAATGGCCCTTCCGGTGATGGAGGACGAGGTCAAGGCGATTTTTGCAGCGCGCAAGCGGGAGCTTGAGGGCGGCGAACTGATCCACGGCATTAAATCTCATTGAGGGCTGCGAGATCGTACACGGAGTCTTGTGGCTCTTGTTCTTGTTCTTGTTCCTGTCCCTGCTGGAATTCCTTTCCAAACACACTTGACAAGGACGGGGATGATGTGGTATTGAATGTACCAGATTCTTCCTGTCCATTGCTGTTGCTCTCTTCATTTCCACTGTCACTGTCACTCTCTGAACCCGAAGCCGACGCAGACTGAGCAGAACTATTTGGCCCCGATTGCGCGGCAGATACGGGGGGACTTGCAGAAGCTGACGAAGGCGCTGACTGAGCAGAACTATTTGGCCCCGATTGCGCAGCAGACTCGGACGAGCTTGCAGAAGCTGACGTGGGCGAGGACTGGGCAGGACTATTTGGCCCCGATTGCGCAGCAGACTCGGACGAGCTTGCAGAAGCTGACGTGGGCGAGGAC